ACTAACAAACCATTAATATAAAGATTTGGTAGTTGTATAATCGGGTCATTTTGATATTGAGACATAATTAAATCCTCTTAAAATATTAAAAACCCCTCCTAAGAGGGGGTTGGATTAACCTTGAGATAAAGGAACAATAAAGCGCATTGAATATTCTGGAACTAGTACAGAACCATGTACTTCATCATAAATCATACCTGTTTGGTTTTGACCAAATAAAGAACCATAAGTTAAGCGTAATGAAGCACCAGTTTCTGGGTCATATTCATTTGCAGTATCATATGGACTTTGTTCAGGCAATTGAGGCATAGCTAAATAAAGAGAATCACCGCCACAAATACCACCAGCTCTATGAGATGGTAAACCGCTTACTTGCATACCAGCAGTAATTGGATTGTTTAAGTTTTGGTTAGCACCGCCAGCCCAATTTAATGCAGGTGTAATACTAATTGTCACATTACCTAAACCATTGGCAGCAGCGTCTGCGGTAGCCCTAAATTGAACTTTGTTAGCAGATACTGAATGACCAATAAAGGTTAAGTAACGCATATTTGGTTTGCCAGCAACGCCATCATCAAATTCAAATAAGTCGCCTGCAAATACTGCTTGTAGATCGTTAGCCGAAGCACCAGAGAAAGTAATTTGAGTTACATTTTGTCCAGTAGGGTCGTTAGTAGAAACTACAGTTAAAGTTTGTCCTAATACGCCAGTATTACCAGAAACATGAATTGGCATTAAGTTAGATTGATAATAACTAACTCTTGGGGTTCCAAAATCACCAACTTCATAAGACATTGCTATAGCGTTGTTTCGTTCTGGTGCAAATTGGTTTAAACCGTTACCAACGATTGATGGGATAATTGTATCTGGTAAGTATACTTTCATTCCTTCAGCAACAGCACCATAGTTTTTAAATAGCATATTTGCTTGTGCTAATTGTTGGTAAGAACTAATTGCAGTTGTACCGTCTCCAAAAAATCTATAAGGACCAGAGAAAGTATTTTGTGTTCCATTAACTTGAGAAACTACACCAGAAATCCAGTTCAATGCGATATTTTTTTCAACTAAGTTTGCAAGTTCTGCAATAGCTGACTTGCCAAAAACACGCATATAATCTTCTTCACCTTTTTCTAAGTTGAAGATTCTTTGTTGTGAAGTAACTGTAAAGCTTGTGTTGTTAGCTTGATCTGCTACTAATTGTAATACACGCTGAGCAGCTGGTTCAAAACTTGCAACGAGGCCTGCGGCACTAGTAAAACGTGGTGGTAGGTCAAAAGTAACAGTTGAACCTAAGTTTGCTTGAATTTTATCAAAGTCTTTAAATTTTTTGTTTGATGTATTGATATGACATGCCATATTCAATAGCAATCCAAGTCCTGAACGTTGATAGGTTTGGACTTGTTGTAAAATGTTATTAGGAAATGTCGCCATTTTATAACCCCATTAATAATTAAATTAATCGGATTAGACTCTGTATTTCTTTCTATAATCGCTTACTGAAAGTGGTGAGCCTGCATCCGTGCCATAAGTAGTAGGACGCAATTGGGATAATGGGGCATTCGCAACTCGAGCTTTTGTGGCATCTTCATTTTCCTTTATAGATTGAGATAGCCTTTTAACGTGTTCTAAAGCATCTTCAGGACTTTGACTTGATAGCATTTCTAATTGCATTAGACCTAATCGATTTTTTCCAAGCTCATATAAAACATCGCCTGCGTTATCAACGGCTTCAGCTAAAAGATGGACGACATTAGGGAATTTTTCGATTCTAATGTTGCCTGCAACTTGGTCAAAATCTTCGTACTTAGATTTACCGGACTCAATTTTTTTCATGTAAGTATCAACAATTTTTTGCGCGTACTCTGTTTCGCTTTTTTGTCGAGCTTCTTGAATCCATTCATCTCTTAAGCGTTGAGCTTCTTCAGCAGCAATTCGTCTAAAGTCATTAGAATCTTGAGTGATTTGTTGTGGTTGTGATTGGGCTTGTTGCTCTTGTCGTCTTTTGTAAGACTCAATAGCGTCATGCTTTGCTCGCCCCACAATTTCATTTAACTCTGATTGACGAAACAAGCGTTCGTCAGACCTTGACGTGTCATTACTTTCACTTTGAGTCGGCGTAACCTCAGAAACGCCTTGCTCTAATCCTTGAGCCATATTTTCCATATTGCAAATCCTTTGCTATTAACCCTGCTACGGTATCTCTATAAAAGAGGCCAACGCCTAACGAACGAGTCTCGGCATATTTTTAAGTCGCATGCTTGACTTAGCTATTAACCCCGCTACGGTAATCGGATTTAAAATCCGCTCTGCCTATTTGGAACTAGGAGGCACCAAGGCATTAAGTTAAATATAAATCTAAAATTACAAGTTGATTTATTTTTTATTAACTTTTATATTATTTTATTAACTTTTATTAACTTCAAGGACGAAGAATGATAGAAATTAATGGGAAACACTATATAACTGAAAAAGAAGCCAGTAAAAAATATGGCTATTCTGTGCCATGGTTTAGGTTGTCTAGAAAGCAAAATGATGCCCCACCTTTTTGCCGACTTCGGGAAAATGGTAAAATTCTTTACTCAATTGAAGAAACAGACAAATGGTTTCAAAATAGATTCAATATGAGATAAATATTATAAATTGGTATATAAATTTAATATACAAATTTTGATCAATTATTAAGTAAACATTAAGTAAAAATTTTTTTCGTCTAATAACCTTGCGTTTTGTATTTACGTTTGCACAAAATGATTATACAGTGTGCTAAAAAATGGCTTAAGTCTGATTATCTTGTTAATCAGACCTTTAGAAAATAAATAATTATACGACTCATGTCTTGCATGTCTTGATGTCTTGATGTCTTGATGTCTTGATATCGGTTGACAACTTTCCAGAAAACTCATCGAACTCTCGTCGAAAGCTCGTCAGATATTCGTCAAACATTCGTCAAGCTTTCGGCTAGTCTTCATCGACTATTCGACTAGTACTCGTCGAGTTTGTCAAAGTTTGTCAGAAGGCTTGTCAGAAAATTTCCCGTTTCTCGACGGAAAAAAATAAATCGCGCTCGCGAAAAAAATAAATCGCTTTTGTATAAAAAATAAATTTTACAAATTGCAAGGTAAGGCGCAAACAAAACGTTTAAGGCGCAAGCTTTTTTTTAAATTGGTCAAATATTGTTTATAAGAAAAAAGATAGCAAGCAAATCCTTGCAAAATTAACAAATCTGCCCCACATAATAATTGAACTAAAAATAGGAGAGCTAATATGGATATTAAAAAATTAGAAGAGAGAGCACAAGAGTTAACTCAGCAAATCGAGCAATCAGCAGCTAATCATCATGGTTTGTTAGGAAGACTTACGGAATTACAGCATGTAATTAACCTTATACAAAAAAGTTCTGAAGAAAAAAAAGAAACGGAAATTCTTGCAAGTAATTGCAGTTAAATTATAATTATCACAAGCGTGATTTTGTTCTCATATCCAGTGAATTAAAACTATTTACACGCTAGACGGCGGTTTATCCGCCGTTTTTATTTAAGCACGAACAGGTGTTTTGCCAGTGCGGCCACGAGTCCAGTCAGCTTGAGAATGTTTACCCTCTCCCATTTTACCATTATGGCCTGGTGCTGGTTTATGGTCTTTTTGTAAAACTCTGCTTATTCCTTTGCTCATTGGTTTTGATTTATGCATTATAATCTCCTTATTTCATACATTTCTTTTTAACCATTTTTTTCATCATGGCTTTATCTTGTTTAACATCTTCATGTTCCATTTTCTTTTTAATAACTTTTTTTACCATTTTTTTCATTTAACACTCCTTGTTTTAGATGCTCTCATATTATCAACTAAATTTGGGTAAGGTCTTCCTGCGCGTTTAGCACTGGCTTTTGCACTTGTTTTTTGTTTAGTTGATAATTCTTTTGGTTTGCCTAATTTTTTAGGTCTTGGCTTATCCCATATAGGTGTTTTCATTTGCAATCCCATTTTCTTAAGGCTAAAGCCTTTCTTGTAGGCCGTCCCTTTTCATCTTTCATAGGTCCCGGGTTGCCGCTCATTCTTGCGCAAAAACTTTTTCTGCGTGCAGCAGCTTTTGGAGATTTTTTGGCTTGTTCTGAACTTACTGGCGGTTTCAAGTTCATGCCTTGGGCTTTTGCTGAAGCTCTTCCTTTAGCATTCAACCCGCCAGTGGGACTTTTACCTTCTTTTCTAGTCCATGCAGCTGTTTTCATTTTATTCTCCAGGCCAAATAATTTTAGGCAGTGAAGAAACAAAAGTATCAGCTAAAGGTATATCTGCGCCACTATCAATTTCATTATATTTTGCAAAGACTAAATTGTATATTTGATCACGCCATGAAATAAAAGTTTCAGCTTCCGCACGCCAAATTTGATTTACAGAAGAAACATAACTTGCAATACTTAAAGTGTTATCATAACCTTTTTCTTTAGCTGTACTATTTAATAAATCCTTTACTAAAGAATCAACGGTTATTTTAAAGTTATTTGAATTAAATTCTTTTTCATATTGAGGTATTTCATTTTCAAGCTCTTCAATAGTAGGCTGAGGCACCCCTGGAACATCCCATTTAGTTATAATATATGTATTATCGTCATTAGTAAGACATACCACGATACTACCAATGGCTAGCTCTTTTGGATATTTTATTTGTAATAAATCAACAATATTCATTTTTTAATTTTTCCTTTTTTAGACATTGCATACGCTATTGCGGCCGCTTGTTTTGGTTTTTTCCCAGCTTTTATTTCTGTTTTAATATTTTTTTTAAACCCTTTTGAGCCGGGTTTAGCACCTTTAATTAATGGCATTTAATAACACTCCCTTGTTTCTTTTGGATAATCTTCTTCAATAATTGGCCTTAAGTGATTTGGAATTCTGCTCATAACATTTTCAAATTTCCATTTTTCTCTTTCATGCATTGGAGGCTTTTGTTTTCTTTCATAGACTTCAATTAGCGTTTGTTGTTTTAATCGTTCTATGTATTTTCTTTGAGCCTCAGTTCTTGTGTCTCGTGCTATAGGTTGCTTCATATAAACTTCTTCTTTCTTCTGCATTTGCTCCATCAAGATGTCTCCTTACCTGCTGTTCTAATTGTCTGTCAGTTAATTTATACGTTTTTTTTAATTCTTTTGGGGTAGCACTATATAAATCTTGAAACGTTACTTTACTCATTGTGTCCTCTGTTCTTGGTGAAGTTTATGATAAGCTTGGGCATGTTTATGTTGCATATCCATGTGTTTTATAGCGAGATCTGCATTTTTAGCGTAACGTTCTGTTTGAGCTTTTAGAGCTTGTACAGCTGTTGACGACTCAGATGTGACCGCATTTGCAATAACTTTTTGACGTTCAATTTCAAGTTTGGCCATATCTACAGAAAACTGTGCTTGATCTCTTTGAGCTTTTTGTTGAAGTTCTGCCATTTTGATTTGAGCCATTTTTTGAGTTGGATCGTTTTCTTGTTGTTGCATAGCTTGTTGTTTTTGCATTTCATATTCTGCCGTCCATTCTTCTGTGAGTTTTTTGAGTTCTTCAATTCCTTTTCCTTCCATATTATCTAGTATAAATGGGAGACCTTTTTCTGCTATGAACTGTTGGAATAAAGGTGACATACCCATCATTTCTTTTACCATCATTAAGGTTCGTTGTTTTTGTACTTGGAAAGAAGCTCCTGCCTTAACAATGACATTAAGAACGTTAGTATCAAAGTCCATTGGTAAGCCGTCTTCTTGATTGATTTTAATATATTCTCTGGCCCCATCAGGAGACAGTACAGGTATAGTTCTAGGAGTGACATAGTATTTAGGTAAGAGATCCACATAAATTTGACAAGCGCGTTGCCAGCCTTGTAAGTAGCCAACAATATATGGCATCGCGGCGGCATTAGATTGGGTGGCGGCCTCAACAATTGCAATCCCTGAAAGTTGATTGTCATTAATACCAAGAGAAGCGTCATACGAGCCCAAGACATTTTGAATAAGCGAATCTGCGCCTTGAAAAGCATTTGTAATTTCTGGAGGAGCAGGAACTCTTTGAATTTCACGTATTGGGTTTGCGATTGGAAGTTCTGGGTTTGATTCATGTACAGAGTTAAATACAAGTGTTGAGGCTTTTTGTACATTTTTATAAGCTTCTTGGAATTCATCCTCTTTAGGTATAGCCTCTTTTGCTACCATAAATTTATGTTGTATCGTATTTTCTATTTCATTTGCAAGGGAGATTCCAGCATAATTTTTAAGTCTTTGTGCGCCTTTAGCGTGATAAACATAGGGTCTTGTTACTTGGCGAACATTCCCAGATGTTGGGGTTTTTAAAGTTACTGAAGATCCATCAACAAAAATTAATGGTAAGAATGAATAATCAGTTTCTTCATATTCAAGTATTTGATTTTCCATTAAACGATAACGTACAATTTTTTCAAGTCTGGTTTTCCGGGGTTTACCTATGTATTTTGGTGGAAGCTCTAATCTATCCCATTCTTTAATCATTTTATTGTACTTATCTAAAGTCATGGTTTTGCCATCACGAAGTTGTACAATTTGTGTTTCTTGAAATTTTTTTTCGTAAAAATCTACTACTAATAATATATTGGTTGAATCATTTTGGTAAGACCAATTAAAACCTGCAAAATCTCGTCTAAAAGAAATAGTATCTATTTTTACATCTGGGTATTGGTCTTTAAAATCATCTTCAGTCATTGGAAAAAGTTCAAAACAAAAACGTCCATCACCTTTATGTGAGTATCTAGCTAATGGGTCAAAGCCGCACAAAGTAGGATCATATGCTCTTTCTATATTAATTACTTGATTCATAGACATAGGGTTTTCATAATCTGTTGTAACTTTTAATACAGAAAAACCGCCAGATAGTAAGTCTTTATATACTTCATAGCGCGTATTATGGTTTTGTGGGTCAAGTAATACATGCCTTAAATGTTGTTCTATTACTTTTATAGTAAGTGGATCTGCTTTATCTTGATCATCTGCAAGAACTAAAACATCTGGCTCTTGTTTAGAAAACTCACCCAAAAGGCGTGAAATGTAAGCTTCTAATACATTAAACTCTAGTTGGGGGCGTGATAATGTTTCAAGCATTGTAATATCATCTGCTGACAAGCAAGATTCAAATACAAAACGTCTATATTCATTAAATCTGTCGTAATTTTGTTTAAAATAATCATGTGACTTTCTTACAGTCGACTTGATTCGTTCTAATCGATTTTGATAGCGTTGTGCTACTTTTTGCATATGACATCCTTGTCATTAAAGCTAATTAATAAGTATCAAGTTTATTTTAAACTGAATTTAACAAAAATTAAACTAACTATAGTAATTGTCGTTAGCAGAAGTTGTATTAAATATTTTTATCAACGCTTGAGTTTGTATAGTTTTACAAAAACTTTCAAGCATTGTTTTTTTGCTAAAAAAAGTTTCATCATATTTATTAATGTACATGGCTATTACATTTGCAATTTCTATTGCTATATCTTGTCTCATAATTATATCCTCCTAGTTATATAATTTATTGATTAATATTTAATCACAAATTTAATATAATTTATACAATGTTTTTTATATTTTTTTTAAACTTTTAAAAGACTCTAAGCATGTATTATAAAAGCTATTAAAATCTTCTTCATTGCCATCACTAATTAAAAATATATTTACAACGGCACTTGCTAAAGTTTGGAAAGCCACATATATTTTTTCTTCATCGTTAATTTCATTACTATCTTTTATTTTGCTAAATAACGTTACCGTAATTTCTTTTGCTAAATTGAGTATAAAATCTGTATTTGGGTCTTTATTTTGTTCTGTCATGATTGTTCCTATAGTTTTTAAATCATCCATAAATTTTTTTACTTTTTATTTTTCATGTCTTACATGTCTTTTTGCAAAAAAAAGAGCCATTTCCAAAATATCTTGACTAATTCTTGATAAAATAACAAACAGTTCTGAATCTTTGTAGTTTTGTTCGGAGATTAAAGTTTCAATATATTTTAATGTTTTTTCTGAAATTTCATATTTTATCATTTCAACTTCTAAATCACTTTCCATATGCTCTACCTTTTTTATTTAATAATCAAAATAATCTTTTATGTAAGTCATCTATTGAATTACGGAACAATTCAAATTTTTCTATTAAATCATATGGAATTGATTCTATTTCTAGTTTTATTTCTAATGCTTTTTGTCTTAACACATTTATTGATTCTGGCTTTAGATATTCTATTAATTGTTTAACCGGCTCAGTATCAATAAGATTTTCTATTTTTTTAAATTCTTCATAAACATTTTGCACTCCAATTGAATGAGCTTGGATTTGTTCTCTTAATTTTATAATTTCTGGGTATGTGAATGGTTTTTCTTTTCGTATGCTTTGTATTTCCCTTACTGCAAATGTAAAATTCATGTGTAATTTTTTTATTTCTTTTTTTATTTCTTTTATTTCGTTTAAATGTTTTTGAGATTTTACAATTTCTTTTATTAATTGTTTTTGTAATGCATTGTTAATTTCATTTTCCATAAGCCCTTCCTTTTATTCTATCCAATCGTTGTCCAAAGCTTGTAATATTCTTAGCTATTTGACTGTAGTCTACTGGGTCTATTTCTTTTCTAATTAATGTTTTGTCTATTAAAGCCATTTTACAGGCATCATATAAATTATCAGCCAAATCATCATGTTTATGGGTATTATTAGCAGTAATCTTACTCATATGTTCAATACACATGTTTGCATGTCTTGCACCTTCTGTAAATGATATAAGTTTACTTGCTATTATTGGTTGCATCTCTAAGAACCTTTGTGTTTTAGAGCCTGAGGCCTTTGTGCGCTTTACATCCATAATTTGTAGACCTCTAATATCTTGTAATGTAGATATAAGTGTTACACCTGTAGATTTCTTTTCTATTGCTGCAACTAAGGGTTTTATGGGATGTAACATACAGTCAGCATAAAATGATATAAACTCATCTTTTAAATCTTTTGGTTCAACTCGTATTTCCCAAGCATTAAGCCAATGTAGACCATATTGCCCAGTCTTTTGGCCAGCATTTTCAATTTCATATACTCCCCAAAAACTAAACGCTGTAGCGTCATTGTAGCTTTTATCAGACTCAGCTGTATCAGCAACCATAAATGTAAATAATATTTTTGGTTCTTCAGGAAGAATTGTAAACCAATCTTTTTTAAATAACGCACCACCTGCGGGTATTGGGTCTTGTTGAAACTGAGAGGCAAATACATAAGGGTCACGTTCTTGTTTGATTCTTAACATTTCAAGAGAGTTTACTTCTGGGTACATTGGATTGCCGGCCTCATCAATGCTTTTTAAAATAACTTTTTCCCAGTTATAACCGTCATTTCCTTCGATTAAATATGCTGCAAGATCTGCTTCATGCACTCTTTGCCCAATAAAAATAAATGGGACTTTTTCGCTTCTTGCTCTTTGTTGTAATGTTTCTCTATAGTTTTCAATAACGGATTGCCTGATGGTGTCTGAATGCGCCTCGTCAGGCTTTATAGGGTCGTCAATTATCATACATCCTGAAAATCTATTAACTCCGGGAACCCCACTATTTAAACCTGTTACGGTGCCCGAAGAACCCACTGCTGCAACCGCTCCTCCTGCTGTTGTTTGGAAATACTCTTTAGCTTTTGAATCGTGTCTGATTTTAACGTCAAACAAATACTTATAATGTGGTAATTGTATTATCCTTTTGATTGTTTCTGTGTGTTTTGCAGCAAGACTTTTGCTGTAAGAAACATATAAAAATTGTGAATCAGGGTATTGAGCCATTGCCCATGCTATCCAAAAACTTACTAAAGTACTTTTGCCTGAACCAGGGCTAACATTAATTAATAATCTTTGCGAAGGCAAATTTAAATTAAAAGCTTTTGTTAATGCTTTTGAGATTGTTATTTGGTGTGATTCTCGACCAGGCGGATAAGAAATTATAAATTGCCTTCCTGAAAGCAAAGGATAAAATGTTTTGGTAAATTCTAATAAAGACCCTTTAAGCTCTGCTGCTATCTGTTCTTTCTCAAAATCTATCTGCATTTTCTTCAGTAAATTCCGGAGGTGTGATTACGCAAAAATGAGTAATTCTTGAAAAATCAAATAAACAATCGACTGCTGGAGCATCATTTAATTCAAGTATCCATTCATCTAAATAATTGCTTTCATTATAGTCAAAAGTATATTGTGCAACAAAATAAAAATTTGTATCTGTTTTAATTACTAATCTTGAATGATAAGGCGGTTTTGTTTCTGGGTATTTATACCATTTCATCATTGGTTCTCTTTGTCTATTTTGTTTTTTAGCCAATTATCTACTTCTTCTTTTATCCAAAAAACTCTTCTTGGTCCAAATTGTTTTTGTTTTGGAAATTCACCTTTTTTAATTAGCATATAAATAGATGCGCTATTTAAAGTTGTGTATTCTTTTACTTGTTTTAAACTTAAATATTTTGGTAAATTGGCTGCGTTATTAGGATTTTTTTGGTCAGTAGTATTAGATATTTGTTCAATTTTTTTATCAAATCTATTTAAATATGCGTTTAATTCTAATAACTTTTCTTCTAGATTGCCTAATTTGTTAATTATTAACATTTGCAAATCTTTTTCAGATAGATGTTTCAAAATAATCCTTAATAATCCTTTTTATATTGCGTAGCTAATTGCGCTCTTAGTGTTTCTAATTCTTGTTTGTATTGTATATTCTCTTTGGTAAGATCTTCAATAAGTTTTTGGTCGCCGTAAACTTTGGGAACTAATTTTGATGCTTGCCATTTTAAAGTATCTACTTTTAGTCGGGTCATGGCAACTTTTCCGGCGTCTATTCTTTCAACACCTTTTTCATCTATAAATGTTTCAGTTTTGCACATATTTTGAATTTCTTTTGCCATTAGATCGGCTTGGAAAATCCGTGCTTGAACGTATTTGCGGTAAAAATAGTCATATTTCCAAAGCCATTTATAAATTTGTGTATCGTCTGGGAATTCATCATATTTTTTACACATATCTGGTATAGAATCAAAAGATGTAGCAATCGTATCGCAAATTTTATCTGCAAGTTCTTCTGTGTATTTTGTTGGTCTTCCTCTGCCAGCCATAAACAACTCAAATATTGTTCAAAATAATTATTAATATAACTAATATGCAGATTTTTTTCAACTTTATATCACATTAAAACAAGGACTTATCAAATATACTTAGATAAACTTAAATAAACTTGTTGACACTTATTTGGAATTAAAGCATAATGCATCTTGTAAACACAAACAACTAGGAGACTAAAATGAATCAAATTAAATTTAGAAAATATTACGTAACAGACGGAGTAATAAAAGCCAAAGTTTTTTATCACATAGAAAAATCTTGTTCAGAAATAACAAAAGTTTTTATATGCGAATATTATTATACATCGGGATTAAGAAAAATATTTCCTGATTTATATGAAAACAATACAGATTCACTAGTAGATTATTACGAAACAGGTAGTGTTACACTTACTAAAGACCATGTTTTATTTGAAAGTGCTTTAGAAGCTGCATTGAAAAACAAAAAAAACCAAAATTAATTTTTTATACAACTAGGAGACTAAAATGACCGTAGAAATAGAAAAACCTTTATTTATATATGTAGAATACGAACAAGTTAATGGGCTTTTTCCTAAAGAACCTATATTTGAGCGAAAAAAAGCATACAGCATTGAACAATTTGATGCATTCATAAAAGAAAATGAAAAATTTTTTGAAGAAAAAAATGTTCTTTTATCTGTTTATTTAATTTCAAATTTAGGTAATCGAACATATCAAGATTTATATTTTCCAGCCTCAGGTTCATTCACTTTTCAAGATTCTTTAAGAATAAAACATAGAGAAATAGAAAGTGAATTTTTAGAAATAAACGTTTACAAAAACTACCTTGAAATTTAATCAAAATTAATTTTTTATACAACTGGGAGACTAAAATGACCAAAGAAATTGAAAAACCTTTATTTATATATGTAGAGACATATCTTTTAGACAGCAATGAAGATCTTTCTCATAATATTTTTGACATAGCCAAACACATCTCTACAGAGGAATTTGAGAAAAGTTTTAATGATAATTTAGAAATTATTAAAGAACATCATTTAACAATTTACATTGAAATAATTACAAATTTTAACAATAAAATATGTCACACATTATATTTCCACAAATATGATAAACCTTTAGATCTTAAATATCATTTAAAAGAAGGATTTGATTATTTTAAAGACAAATTTTTATCATTTTATAATATATCAGACTACCTTAAAAGCTAAGTTGTATGATAAAATCTATTAATTTATAACAAGGACTAACAATGGATATATTTGACAAGCCTTTTTTAACCCTAGATGAAATAATTGGTAATAAAAAACTTAATATTCCTCCTATATTACCCATAGGAAAAGCCACTTGGTATAATGGCATGGCATCTGGAATATATCCTAAGTCCATTCAATTAGCAAAACGCAGAGTAGCTTGGAGAACAGAAGATATAGTATCTTTAATAGAAAAATTAAAAGGACAATAATGTTATATAAAACAATCTCAAAGAGTGAGCCTTTACGTTTGACTAAAAACGGTAAAGATATTCTTGTAACAATAAATAAAATTAAAGGGAGTTCAATATCTTTTGGTATAGATTGTCCAATAGAAATTGATATTAATAGGCCTGATGCAATTATTCAAGACAAAAAATTGCGCAATAAAAATCAAAAATTAAAAATTAGAAAAAACAAAACCAATATTAAAAATCCAATTGTAAACTCAAATGTTTTATCAACAAAAATTAACCCAAATGCAAACAAACCTATTTTAACTTTAAAGAAAAAAAATACTATTTAGATAATTCTTCATCAATCATATTTTCAATTTGTTCAACAGACAGATCTTTGTATTTTTTCTTAATTTTATTAACAGATTCTTTATAAATCCCTGATTTTTTATCAATTTTAATATTAGGCATAGAGCCTGTTCCCTGGCAGACTTTACAATCTTTTTTCATCATTCCAAGGCCTGTAACAATTCCAGAACCATTGCATATAACACATCTTATCATTACCCTTCCCTCATCATTTCACATAATCTCATAGCGCGATTAGGTACTTGTTTAACCCATTTTGAATCTAGCATTTCACTTACCGCTTTATCAAACTGCTTTCTAGCAACATGATTTAACATTTTTTTAAACTGCATAAAACCATGTGTTCCTAAATTAAAACACATGTTTATTAGTACATTTTGTCTGTTTTCAGATAAATCGTCAAAAAAAGATAAATTATCTTTTAAAAAGTCAGTAAAGTAATCAATATCTTGATTTAATAAATAAAAAGCTTCTTCTTTACTTATACCTCTTGCTTCTAAATTTCTTCCAATTCCTACGGTTAACTTTCCGGACGTGCATTTATATGGAAATTGTCTGTAACCTTCATCATCTAGTAACATTTGCCGAAGTTTTGCTTTTTGAGTGTCATTCATAAATCATCCTTAATTTCTGAAATTTTAAGTTTTAAACATCCATTTGTAACAACTTCTTTTTTTGTAACACACAATTTTGTAATTTGACAGTCGTTGTTTATTATTTTAGCAAATTCTAACGCATCTAGTACAATTTTTAATATATTATCTAAATCTCGTTTTCTTTTGTCGGGTGGGTGTAAATCTATTTCGACTATAACTTTTTTTTCTTCAAATTTTTTTTCTTTAAGACATAAATAATAAACAATTTCTTTATAATTTTTTGCAGTTTTGTTTACAAATACATTTTTTTTAGTCCGTATATAAAGATGGTTTACTGTACAGTTTATTGGGTACGGGAGTGTTAAGAATAGTGTCATAAGGATAATTCCTTTTAGGTTTTATGGTGGATCGTTTACAGTAGTTAAAAAATTCTTGAACGGACGGAGGGAGTAATCTAGGATGATTCAAAGCTATATTTTTATAGTGCAAAATTGTTACATTTATTTCTCTATGAGTGCAACCTTGAAGACCGTTGATCCACATAGTGTAAAACAATTTTTTTTTAAAATTACTATCAATGCGGTTTGTTGGTAAAAAGTTTTTGTTCCAACGATCTTTATAAAAATTTTCAAAAATGTTAAAAATTTCTTCAACTACTTTTTTTCTTGTTTTCATAGCATCCCTGCCACTTATACACTAAGTTATTCACAGATATTGGGGATAACTAACAAAAAAAATCATTGTCATCCTCATGTTCATTTTTATTTTTCTTGTCATAAATTTTATAAAAGGCGTCAATTTCTTTAAGTTTGGTTATAATTAAAATAACGCAAACACCTCCTATAGCAGAAACCAATCCTGCTAATAAAAAAACTTTTGTTGTGTAATCCATAAAATTCCTTTTTTATAAAATTAATTTAAACGGGTTTGTTGGCGTTAAATTTTTGACCCCTGTACTGTTTTTCATTTTTCACCCGATCTCGTCTCTAAGGTACCTTAAAAACGATTTTAAGGTTATTTTTTAATATATTTTCTAACTTCTGTGGCAAATTTCCAAAATTGGAGTTATTTTTTTTCTGTTCTTCGATATAGGCTTTCATTTTTTTGTCATGTTTCTCTCGTGCTAATTTTTCATGTAGTTCTTTATCAAACGCTGGTTCATTAGTTTCTTGTGGTTTAGTTTCTTGTTTTTTAATGTTTTCATCAATAACAGGGGCATCATTCCAGCGTTCACCTCGCAAAAAGGTATCTGGATCTGGTGGATAACCATTTAGCCAACGGTGACAATTCTTTTTTAAATTCTCTAGTCCTTGGGTAATTTCTTCGTATTTTTCCCATAATCGATTTTTTTTCCAAATGTCATTAGCTCGTATTTTCTTTCTTTTCCTTGGATATGCTAACCAAAATAAATTAAATAAATCTGTTATTTCATTATTGGTCAAACTTGATTTGACCTTAATATTATTATTTATATCTTTATTATATTCTTTTATATATGGGTGATGCTGGCGACATGGGGGGGGTGATGCTGGCATCATGGGGGGGGTGATGCTGGCATCATGGGGGGGGGTGATGGAAACTTCATCTTTTGTGGATAACTTTTCAGAATCCTTTGTGCACTTAGTCTTTGAAGGTTTGTTTTTTGTTTCAGGATTGTTTATTATGGTTTTAGAATCAGATTTCCTCACCCATAAAATAATCCTTTTTTCGTTATGGTTTTCTCTTTTTATGTACCCATATTTTTCTAATAATGCTAATTTAACTTGCACATTTCTAACTTCAATTCGTGCAAGTTCTGAAAGAAATTTGTTGCTGGTAAAAATTGTTTTATCTTGTGTATATAAATTATGAAAGTAAGTCGCCAGTGCTATTGATGGCCAATCTAAACGTTTGTCTTCTAATAAAAATCTTTGAGTCATTAAGTATTCTAAGTTACCTAATTCTTTTTTTTCATTATTGTTTTGCATTTTTTCTCCGAAATGTATTGACTATTATTTACGCATCCTTTACACTTCGAAACGGTTTTTGGGAGTGATGCATGGATGCGCATCCTTGATTTTTTATATGCTACATGTTTTCATCTTCATAATCATATTCACAATCATTTATATTTTCCTTAATTATAATTTCTTTGATATCTCCAAGCCATTCTACTTGTACATAACGATCAGAAATATTCAAAACTTTTATTAAACCAATTTTTTGTAATTTTCTAAAACAATATAAGACCGAGCCAGATCTTGCTCTTAAATATCTGCAAGCTTCACTTAAGTCTATTGCTATTAATGCTATATTGTTAGCGTCTATTTTTAAAACATGATTGTATAATAAACTTCCTAACAATAAAGTTTTTGAATTTACTTCTCGAAAATTTGTATATAAAGGAGTTGGAATCAACATATATTCTATGTTAACCAATAATGAAATGTTTAAAATGTTTATTTTTTTCTCCTTAACTGTTGCATTTAGTAATTTTTTTGTTACAATTAAGTGGTCTAATGCTTTTTATTGTAACAAAGCTTAACTTTATCTCAGATGCATAACGAGGTCAAGTTAAATCAAAAAGGTGCAATTTCGGTTGCGCCTTTTTTTTTATTTAAATTTTGTTACAATTGATTCGCTTCACCGTAAACACTTGACCAAAAAGTATATTCTCCATAGGAGCGGTGAAGTTTTATTTCTTAGACATATCGTAATATCTTTTTTTATAAGTTTGTTTTTTTATCCACTCGATTAAAACGTCTTCATCAAAAAAAGTATTGTGCCCAACTTTCAAAGTAATTTCTCTAATGTTATTAGTATTTTTAGATAGCATTACTCTTGCAGCCCCATAACTTGAAAAAACAAACGGGTATTTTTCAACCGCGTCAATTAATTTTATAAATGCCATTTTTATCTCCAAATCTGTTATGTATATATATTACACAAATAAAAATAAAAAAACAATAAAAAATTTAACATAAATAGTTGACAAAATAAAATGCATTATATAATATGTATTTGTTAAATTAATTTTTAACAAGCAAAGCCAGGACAAAAAAAATGCCCCAGCTTTAAAACTTACGATTAAAAAACATGAGGCTTTATTATGATTACAAATAATGTATTAAATTACAACACTCAAACGGATAATTTTGTTATGGATGACAAAAGAAATGAGTTTTATTATGATGGCAAACAAAAACCACATGAAAAAATTTCAAAAGAATTTAGAGATTACGCAAAACAAGTTTATATGGCAAATGCTAACTTTGATGGCGAATCCCATACTTTTAATTATGACAACTTGCATTATTCAGAACAATTAGAACTTTTAGGAAAGTTTATTAATTACGCTGACTACGATATAGATTCAGTTAATGAATTTATGCAACAACGTCTTCATTTATTATTAAATCGCAAACTATCACCTCAGCGCATGATTAACTTTATGAAAGCTTTTATAAGTTTTATAAGAAAAGATTTGTCATTAGAAATACACGACGCTATGAATGACATTGCCTATTATGATGTTAGTTTAAGCGATTTACGCGAATATCATCACGATCTTGCCCAAGATTATTAATTTTAATTATAAACGGGGTGAATTATGATAACTACTGAACAAAAACTTGATCGTTTAAAAGGACTTGGCGGCTCTGATATGCCTATAATACTAGGTTTATCCAAATACAAAACACCATATCAGTTATGGCTTGAAAAAACTGGTCAATTAGAAACTGATGATATTGAAACTGAAGCTCAATACTGGGGTAATCGACTTGAATCTGTTATACGTGATGAATTTGCATTAAGAAATAATGTTGAAATTGACACTCCCGATACTGTTGTCCACCCACTGTTTGACTTTATGCGCGGTAATGTTGACGGGTTTATTAAATCTCGTAATGCAGTACTTGAGATTAAAACTACAGCAGGCTATAACGCTAAAGAATGGGGTGATGAGGGTACTAATCAAATCCCTTTGTATTATGCAGTGCAAGTTGCATATTACTGTGCTATTACCAATGCAGATTGCGCGTATATTGCGGTACTAATTGGCGGTAACACTTATCGTGAGTATAAATATACTCGTGACCATGAGCTTGAACTACGTTTAATAGATGAAGCTCAAAAGTTTTGGAATTGCGTGCAAAACAACATAGAGCCAACACTTGTTTCAATTGATGATATTAAACTTAAATATCCAGAGTCTAAACCTGAAAAAGCTGTATCAGTTACGCCTGACATTGAAGATTGCTTTCAAGACTTAACAAAAATTAAAAAAACTATTAAAGAACTTAATGTTAAAGAAGAAAAGCTTAAATTTGCCCTACAAAGTCATATGCAGGATGCTGAGATTTTACAAGACAGTAACGGAAATACCCTTGCAAGTTTTAAATCAGGCAAACGTGGTAGAACTTTTTTACTAAAAGAGGTAAGTTAAAATGACAGCATTGCAAGTACAAAACAACGTAGTACTAGATATTTGGAACGATACAAATAGTTTAAAACAGATTAAAGAAGTTTTCGCCCCTAAATCAAGCGACCTTGAATTTCAATTCTTGGTCGGCCTTGGTAAGGCCACTGGGCTAAATCCTTTTTTGCGGGAGATTTGGTCAGTAAAATATAATGACAATACACCAGCACAAACTTTTATTGGACGTGATGGGTATAGAAAAGCCGCTCAAGCTCACAAAGATTATGCAAGTCATCAAGTAGATGCTGTATTTGAAAATGATGATTTTATGGTCGTTGATGGTGAAGTAAAACACAGATATAAACTTGGTAATAGAGGAAAGTTATTGGGTGCCTATTGCACTGTAAGGCGTAAAAGCCAAGAGAAACCTATGTTTTGTTTTGTTGATTTTGATGAATATTCAACTGGTAAAAGCCTTTGGAAATCGGTAAAAGAAGGCGGTAAACCTGCAACCATGATACGTAAGGTAGCTGAGGCACAAGGTTTAAGAATGTCGTTTCAAGATATTCTAGGTGGAACATATTGCCCTGAGGAATATGAAAAAGGAATCCCTGGGAAAAAAGAGGATAGCGTTGTAGAACTTAAAAATATATTAAATATAGACCATGAAACTGGAGAAATAATAGAGGAAACTATTGAAGATAAAGTAAGTAAAATTGATTCATTAATTCAACTTAAAGGATTAACTGAAGAAAGACTTGAAAAAGCTTTAGCTTATTATAAAGTGAATACTATTCATGAACTTAATATAGAACAAGCAGATTTATTCATAAAACAACTGGAGCGTATATGATAAATGTAGTCCATCTTTTAGGACGGGTAGGGAAGAAAGATACTAAACAAGCCAAAGATAATTCTTTGGTTTTAAACTTGGCAATAGCCACAACAAAGAAAAAGATTGATTCTAGCGGCATGAAACAAAATCAAACCACGTGGCATACCGTAACATGCTTTAAAAAACTTGCTGAAATTACTGCAAATTATGTAAACGTTGGAGATCTAATTTATGTTACAGGTGAATTAAATGTTTATACAAGCCCTGATAATAAACGTTTCGTCTCGGTTATTGCTCAAGATGTTAAATTTATATCTAAAGCACAAGATAAAACACAACCTTTAAAGCAAGAAAATGCACCAACATTAGATTATAAATTTGATGACGATATACCGTTTTAATAAATATAACCATTTTGTTGACACTAAAAAATGGTTACTTTAAAATTATTATTAATCTAACACACCCGCCAAGCCTCTTAACAATGCTCAAATCGTGCGGGTATTTTTTAAAACATTGTCATTGTCCAAGAATAATCTTGATTAGGCACATTATTTTTATACAATTCTTTTACATTATCTAAATGTAATTTAACCATAAAATAAATAAGATTATTTAAAGTTTTATCTAACAAATAATTTGATTTTATATGGTTTATTATTTTAAATATTTGATTTATTGTTTGGTCAACCATAGAATCCGGTAAATTTTTTAAAGAATTTTCAATTAACAAATATAAATCTTTATTTATAGATGTATCAATTTTTTTTAAATTTTCTGTAAAAATATTCATAAAATACCAAAACTTATAAGTTATTACATGCCATAAAGAAAAAAATCACCCGTAACAATAGACCCTGATGTAAATCTTATTCTTATTGCATTAATACTTCCGGTTACTGTGTTATAACCCACTCCTTGATTTACATGAACGGCAGTACTAGAATTAAGTATGTTTGTAGACTGGCCGCTATACCCTTTGGAAAGATTTGAGTTGCAATTATAAATACGAAAATTACCAGAGCCTTCTAACATATAACTTCCAGCTATACTATTTAAACCAAATGCTGTTGTAAAAGTGTCTACATTGTCAGTACTAAAAGTTCTTCTAACAACTGCAGCATTATAACCTGTTGTTATCCAAGTTGCTCCATTATCAATACTTAATTCTAAAATAAAATCTGCGGTAACTGGCGTACATCTTACACCATTATAAAATAAAACTAGTTGATCAAAGTTTTTTACAAAATTATTAAAAATTATAGAAGCACTAGTACTTGCAGTTTGATTGCCTATTAAATATAAATTTGCACCGCCACCGCTAGGACTTGCCCAAGTGCCATCACCACGCCAAAAAGTAGTAGCACTAGCACTAGTTCCTGAGTTAAGATTTGCCACAGGTAAATTTCCTGACACACCATTTGCAAGATTTACTGTATCTGATGTTAAAGCAATTGTGCCTGTATTATCCGGAATTGTTAATGTTCTAGTTGCTAACGTATTTGCAAAATTAAATTGGGTTATATGTTGATTTGCTGTTCCTGATGTAACTTGCAGTGCGCCATTAGCTCTAGTTGTTCTTAAATTTATAATTCCTGTGCCTTTAGCTGAAATATTCAATCCTATATCGGTATCTGCCCCAGCTGCATTAATTTGTGGTGCATTTCCAGTTGTATTATTAAACAACTGAATGTTATTTACAGCAAAACCAACATAGTTAAAACCAAGTATTGTTTCACCAGTAATACTAGTAATTTGAGTAGGTTGTCTTATAACTCCAGTTAATCCTGTTAATTGAGTAATATTACTATTTGCGCCGCTTGTTGCATATCCTGGGATAGTAAGCCCTGAAGGCAAAGAAGTTGTAATAGTTGGCGTTCCAAATCCGTCTGTGGTTGCAATAGCATTTGGTGTTGTTGCAGCAATATCCAACTGACTTAGTGTTGAATAAACTAAACCACCATTTATTGGAGTTAGATTAGCACCGGTACCACCTTTATCAAGGCTTAATGGTAAAGATAAAAGCGGTTGACCAAATTGAATAAAACTAATCGGATCCGTTCCTATCGTTGTAACAGTAGTGCCGCGAAGCCATCCAGTACCAGTTTGTGTTGAGCCATATAAAACTGCTATTAGTCCAGAGTCATTAATATTAACAGGAGTATCAAAATCAGCTGAACGAGTTAATACCCAATTAATTGCTCCATCCCCGACAGTAGTCAAATCATATACACCATTTTCTTCTTGATTGGTTTGATTTTTTACAAGAACTCTTTGATTTATAGTAGGACTATATAAATCTACCGAAAAGGCTGCTGGTGGAGCATTATTTATTAATGTTGCTCCTACACCTGCAACACCATTATCGTAATCTGCTGAAAGATTTGTAGTTGTAGCGCACACACAAGGCTCATTAGGGCCAAGGCCACCTGCAACAGAATCAACATAAAATTTATTGGCAGCATCACTTGAGGCGCTTGGAACATTCAAATTTGTAATTTGGTTTGTACCCATATTTAAATCGCCATTAATGTTGCAATCATTAAATACAACATTTGATGTTGTTGACAAATCTTGATCTAAATTAACATTAGTAGTTACTGTAAGTGTGCCTACATTACTTACACCAGTACCACCTTGAGCAGGTGATAATGGGCTTGTGTCATTAAGATTTATACTGTTTTGTTCTATGGTCATCTTAAAGTCCTTAAATAATGTTAATATTACCCTGCGGTCCGCCAACGCATGTCCATATGGCGTTTGCTTGTGCACAAACTAAAATAATTGAATCATATCGATTTGTAGATTCTATATACCCTGTAGTAACTGTACTGACTAAACTACCGACTCTTAACTGATAATTACCAGAGTTTATACGCCAACCACCCAATCCCAATCCTTGTATTTCAACGCGGTCACCAACTTGTGATGTAGCTGGCATTGTAAAAACAACTTGTGAGTTATTATTTGCTGTATACCCATTGTTAGCATCAATAATTTGTGTAGTTCCGGTAACTTCTGTCCAAGGAAAACCAGGTACTGCTCCAGAAATAGGAGCCCATATGGCGGTAGTTGCTGTACCAGCTGTTACACAAATATATAAAATTTGTCCTGTTGTATCCCAACATAATTGATAAGGTGTGCCTGCAACATTTCCATTAGGATCGCCTATTGAAGATTTAATAATTTGATTTTGTGCAAGCGTTAATAGCTGCCCTACCGTAGTTTGAACAGATAAACCAACATTAGATGATGAAATATATCCTTGTACTAAATACAAAATGTCGGAGTCATTTATATTTGTTATACTAGGTAGATCTGTAATTCTTTCTTGATTAGTCGATCCCATGGTACTTTCCTTATACTACTGTTAAATTACCTACTGAATTTCTTACAACCCATTCAGTGTTTGCTACTGTACATAAAAGCTCTATTTGATCATATCTATTAGTTGATGATAAAGAACCACCTACACCTGCGGTAGAACTTACATTACCAAAATGAATTAATTGACCAGCATTTTGTGCTATAGACCAACCACCCGCACCATAACCTGCGATACTAATTTCAGTTCCAAAAGCTGCTGTTGCAGGTAAGGTAAAAGTAACTAAACCGGCATTGTTTGCAACGTAAGCTGCATCTGCTGCCATAGCCTGTGAAGTACCAGTAACATCAGTCCAAGATGCACCGCCCGTTGCAGCGATAGTAATTGAGCCTGCCGCATTTGTAATTGCTATGCCACTACCAGCTGTTAATGTAGCTGCAACAGGAGCGGTTCCTGTATCTCCTATCAATAATTGTCCATCAGTTAATGCACTTGACGCTGTAATAGCACCAGAGCCATTACCAAGTAAAATCCCGTTTTGTGTTAAAGTTGAAGCACCTGTACCGCCATTTCCTACACTAAACGGGGTAGGTGCATTTATACTATTGTTCGTTGCCATCTTGACACTCCTTGTCAGTTATAAATTATGTAAATGAGTTAAATTTACTATCAGAAGCGTAACTTTCTACTATCCAAACAGTATTTGCACTTGTGCAGATTAAAGTACATGCATCTTTTGAATGTTTTGCGGTCATAGTTCCGCCAGTTGATGTACTTGATGTGCTAAAAGTTACCGTTTGGCCTGTGTTAGCTTGTACAACCCAAGCAGCCCCACCACCTCCAACGATAGTTATCCTATCGCCTACCGCGCAAGTTGCAGGTAAAGTTATCGTTGTTGCTGAAATATTTTGTGTAATGTAACGCACATTTACTAAAGCATTTTGCGTAGTTCCTGTTATAGTTGATGTTGTCATTACAGGACCAATTGTATCTATCGTAATAGAATTAGCCGCATTAGTTACTGTTATATATGTGCCTTGTGTTAAATTTGCAGCTGCAGGAGTTCCTGCTGAAGATCCAATTATTAGCTGCCCATCGCTCATTGAACTTGATAAAATTGGTGAGCCGTTAGTATCTGTAACCATAGATGCACGTACAGTTGTTGTGCCTGTTATAAATAGTGGTACTAAATAAGCAGTACCGTTTATATTAGGTCTCCAATAACCACGCCCAGTTCCACCACTATATATGCTGCCATCGCCTCTAAAACCAACCGGATTTCCTGTAGAGCCAAAGCTTATACCAGGACCATTATCAGCGCTTGTATTTCCTGTTGAAGCTCTTCCAATAGATCCTGCACCAATTGCAATAGTCCCGCTTGCAGAGGCGCTATTAACTGATACTTGATAGCCAAACAATGAATTGTTAGAGCCTGTTGTTATTGCAACTGCACCACTAACTGCGGTAACCCCTGCTGCATAACCAAAAACAGAATTATTTGATCCAGTAGAACAGCTTGTCATTCCAGTTCCGCTAATCACGTGGTTAAAATCAGCACTGTTTAAAGCAATTAACACATTTTGGCCAATACCAATATTGTTAGTTAAAACTCCACCAGCATTTCTCCCAGCAGCTTGACCGATAAAAACATTTTGTCCACCCAAAGCACCGCCAAAAGTACGTAGGGCTTCAAACCCAATCGCAACATTCCCATCAGTAGAAGCATTTCCAGTTAATGCAAAACTACCTACTGCAACGTTTTGCGCACTTGAACCCGCCGCCCTTAAAGCTTGCGTTCCAATAGCAACGTTATTAATCCCAGTAAGTACCGCCGAACCTAAGGCTTGAAACCCCACAGCCACACAATTTGATATAGCAGTTCCAGGAAGTACTGTTAATGCACCTGAACCGACTGCTACGTTTTGAGTGGATGATGTAGCAATATTTAAGGCAGCTGAAGATCCAACAGCTGTATTATTGGCACCCGTAGTTACAGCATTTAATGCTTGATACCCGATTCCGGTGTTTCCGGTTCCAGCTACCGCAGTATTATTAACAGCTTGGAAACCTAAACAAGTATTAAAATTTCTAGTACCAAAACCTGCGCCAACTGTAACTCCGTTAAAAGCAAAATCACTATTTATTGAGCTTGTTCCGCTTACAGCTGTGCCTGTTGTAGCATAAAATGCTAACTGTTGAGCATTTCCTGAATTTACAGTCCCACCGCCACTAGTTGCAGCAATCGTAATAGATCCTGCTCCATTTGTTATACTAATGTTAGTGCCTGCAACTAGATTAGCTGCTGTCGGTGTAGATCCTGTAGAACCTATGATAAGTTGACCATTCGTCATAGAGGAACTGTAAGTTGGCGTGCCAGATGAGTTAGTTACTAAAACTGCTGAGTTTGTAGAAATAAGATCTTTTACTGAGCCAGAAGTATCAGCAGCTTGCAATAAATTATTAACAATAAAAGAGCCGTTAGCACTAGTTAAACTTGGTTGTGCAACATCTGTGGCATTTTTTGTTATTGCTGTGCCAGGCGTTCCGGTTCCTAATATATTTATTGTAGGCATTATGATTCATCCTTGAATCTGTTAAAATTAAACTATAGTTAAATTGCCTGTTGGAATACCTGTCCAAGTGGTATCTGCAGCAGTACAAATCAATCTTATTCCGCCACCTTGTTCTGTAGCTGTTAGAGAACCTCCAACGCCAACAGTAGTAGTTGAGCCAACCACTAAAACACTTTGACCCGCATTTTGAGCTAAAGTCCAAAGACCTGCACCTGCTCCTACTATTTCCATAACTGTTCCAACTGCAGCAGTTGCTGGCAATGTAAATGTTATTAAAGCAGCGTTGTTAGCAATATAGCCATTATTTGCAACCATTGTTTGGCTTGTGCCAGTTACATTAGTAAAAGAAAAACCAGCAGCTCCAGTCGCGGCTATAGTTATTGAGCCCGCAGCATTTACAATACTTATGTTACTGCCAGCTGTAAGTGTAGCCGCTGTAGGCGTGGATCCTGTAGAGCCTATTATTAATTGACCATTCGTCATTGTGCTTGAATATGTAGGGGTGCCTGTTGAATTTGTAACAAGTACTGCGCTATTTGTTGATGCAAGATTTTGTATTGTTCCGTTGGTATCTGCTGCAATTACTAAATTGTTAGTTGTAAAAGCACCGTTTACTGAAGCCACAACTGATTTAGTATTATCAGTTACGTTTTTAGTAATTGCTTGCCCTGGGGTTCCAGTGTTAATTATATTAATAGTTGCCATTTTCAATCATCCTTGACTGTTAAGTTAAAAAATATCTAAATTCCCTACTGGGATGCCCGTAAAAAAAGAATTATCAGTTGTACAAATTAATTGGACGCAATCTGTTGGTAAAGTACTTTGTAAATATCCCGTAGTTCCTAAGGTGCTAGATAACCCTTGGATATTAATTTGTTGACCAATATTTTGATTTATTTTCCATCCATTTATTGCACCAATAATCGTAATTGTTTCTCCAGCTAAAATAGATGTAGGCAAAGTAAAATTTAATATACCACCAGAATAATTTGCTATATACGCCTTATTTCCAATCATAACTTGTGTTGCTGTAGTAACAGGAGTATAAACAATGACTGGTAATTGGGCTATTATAGAATTTTTTAATTGCTGCCAGGTAATAGCATAATCATCAGCTGCTGTGTATGGGCTTCTTCCCAAATATAATAAATCCGTATTTATTGCACTTGATGCAGGATTAGCTGTAAAAACTTGAAAAATATTTGATGACATTATCAAAATCCTTTTGATATTACATATATTATAACAGTAAGAAATTCGTACTGTCTAATAATAAAAAATTACCACCATTAAGTAATAAAAAATCCCCTGATACAGGTGGCAAGGGTGGAGGCAAATTACCGGATTCACCAGCAAAAACTCCTAAAACCCCAAAATTATAATTTGGAGAAAAAAACCAATCACGAATATTGTACAGCATAAAGCATAACTCCAACTTGTGCCTGTGCATTACTAGTTATCATGCTTATATTGTCTCCAGCATTTAAAGTACGTGCCGCAGGATTCATTTCAACAGTACATGGTTGTAACGTTTGTAGTGTAGGTGCTACAGCAGTTGCCCCTGTAAAATCAACCCAAACAGCAGTGCCTGGCTGATATGAAAAAACCGCAATCCAAGTAGGGTAATTATCTGGAACTGTTAAAGATGCATCAATACCATTAAACAATAAAACATTCCATTTATCTTCGGCACTTTGAGGGGCATAAGCATTCATCCCCTGTACGTCTCTTCCAAATCTTAATAATGTTGACATATTCTTTCCCTATAATTTAATAAATACATTGTAAAAAGTTGTAGGCTGCATAGTATTATGGGGTTTATTTCCGCCCGTTGAATTTAGATTTAAAGCACTTCCGCCATCAGTTGTAAAACCTGAGCTACCACCGTATGCAGGTCTTGCTGCACCAATGTTTTGATAAACTAATCTAGGGTTTGTGTGACTATGAGATGGCATCTCACCAATGCTTAATCTATGAAAATATTCACCAACAGTTACACCAGAAACTTGACTCAATATAGTTTGAGTTCCGGCTCCTGCATTTATATAAGCTAAAATGGGGAATCCAGCTAAAGCATTAGTATATGTTGTTGCAAGATTAATTGTATTTCCTGCTATATTAGCTACATAAAATATAGTATTTGCTGTCAAATTACCAGGTAAGGTTCCTGATGTTTTTACTGTGACAGGCATGCCAACATAATAAGAAGAGCCTGATTGAACATTTAATATAAACTGTGTATTTAAACTATGAACTCCTGTGCCCGTTGCAGTAAATGTAATAGGATCGCCGTCTTGAGTAGTTGATAAGTTAAAAGTATTACCTGAAATGTTTTGTATATAGTAAGGTGTACTGGCTGCCAGTGGAGTTGGCAATATGCCAGTACTACTTACTGTAACAAGAGTGCCATTTATTAATCCTGTTATAGAAGGAACAGTTACAGTAGTAGATGAAGCGGTTACTGTAAAAGTTTGAATAACATTAGTGGCTGTAAAAGTTTGACTATATATATCAGGTAACAAAGCGTCAATGGGCACATTTCCTGCTAATACTTTACCAAACATAGGTGTTAACGCTATGTATTTTTGATTTGTAAAGTCTTGATAAGCTGATGTGCCATAATTTGTTAAATTAGTATCAGGCGGAGTGGGGTTTAAAACATTATCATACATTTGACAAACAGGATTAAAATTTGCGCCTGTATCAAACCGTTTTGCATAATTCCATAAAAGATTATACAAAGGCCACGTATCATAATTGTTTCTTGCCGTAGGTTTTTTTACACCAATAGATGTAGCAGGCGAATACCCTATTGTGCCATCATTCATTGGAACCCATCCAAATGGATAAAAAGCATTAATGCTAGACCTTATATCCCCAGTTCTTGGGCTATTAATTACAGAGTCAACCATATCATATGTTGAAAAACTTAGTGTAGGCGCAACACTTCCCAAATATACAGATGGCATAGCAAATTCAACTTCTAGTAATTGCCCTGCAGGAAACCCTATAAGCAAATAAAATCCATCATCGCCACCCTCGCCTACATTAACAGACACTATTGGAAAAATTCTGTTTAATTCAAATTGCTGCCAATCACTACCTAAAACAAAAACATCTGTTTGCAAATCACCGCCTAAATCCCCGCCGGTTCCTGTTGATTGATACATGGACATAATTAATTGAGTTGCTATTCCGTTAGTAACCCTTGCTTGGATTGTAGCAACATAAGGAGTGTTAATTAAGTTTGTGATATGTAATTGAACAGGAATAGAAAAAAATTTAATTGTTTCTGCTCCAGTTGCTGTACAACTTAGCTTGCAGTAATATTCTGGGGTAACATCACCTACAAGTTGTGATGAAGAGCTAGAAGGATTTCCGGGAAATTGCGCAAATGTAACTTCTTCTACAGCCCCTCTTGCATCTTTGCAATAATTAATATCAGGCAACATAAACCCGTCATGTTGACTTGGAGCTATTGTTTCATAATAAATTGTTAATGGTGAATAAAAATATGGCGTTTCTTTTGTTGGGTTTGTAACATCAATTGATTCTATATTTCTCCAAAACCCATTATTAACAATTAAGTTTTGATATGTAGGTATTTCATTAGGACCTATAGTTTCACCAGGCACAAAAGGAAAATAAGCTCTTGTAAATTGTCTTTGACCATCAGAGTTATCAACTGTTATATAATATGGTTCTGAAATTTGACTATCAGTTTCTGAATATGGATAAAATCCGGGAATAACATCTACCCCATTTATATCTTGAATGGTTCCGGCTGCTGAAAGCCTCATAGGGTTAGGCAAAGGCAAATAATTATAATTGCCTGGTTGTCCTGTTTGATAGTACCAGTTTTTTAATGTAGTTCTTGAATTGTCTGCATAACAAGTAACTATACCTGCAGCTAGCGGTAAACCGTTTTTATCTATCAACGCTTCTTGAAGAGTCGGAGAAAATATTAAAAGATTTGGGATAATAGCCATTTAGACAATCCTTGTCGTTATAAAACTATTATAAAACTATTTTTTATAAAGTGTAATATTTTTGTTTAAAAAGCTAGATCCAATGGAAACCGTGAGCCATTAAGCCAGCTAAACCTGCCAGCCCTGTTAATAACCATTTAAAATTTGAATCTACTTTACTGTCCAGTTTATGTAAATGCAGTTTTATTTCATCTAAAGTTTTTATTATATAACTATTAGATTGCTCTAATAATGCAATGCGAGTTTCATGTGAATTAAATTCTACTATATTATCTTTGTTTGATTTCTTTTGATTCATTTTAATCTTTTATTTGTCAAATAAATAATATTATAGCATGTATTATTTCTTTGCCAAAATTTTCATTAAAATACCGTACAATTCTTTTTTACCAAGCCCAGCTAATGCCCCAAAGCCTGGGATACCAACCGCACTACCAGCTAAGCCGCCAATTAATGCACTTTTAAGCCTTTCATATAGCTCTTTGTCTGCTACAGCTTTTTCAAGTTTAGCAGCATGTTTTAGATGTTCTTCGCCAATATATTTACCTAAGCCCTTTGTTTCTTTAGATTGTTTTATAATTTCTGGAATTTTTTCTGCTGGTTTCCCAATTTGCTTTTGATACGCTATGCGGTTTCTTGTATTTTTTGACAATTCTTGAGCTATTTTTGCAACTCTTCCCTTTGGATTTGGATATTCAAAAGTTGATTGGATATCTGTTGGTGTAATTTTTTCTGTTTTAGATAGAATTTTAGCTATTCCAGGCTCTTCATTATATGGTACAACGTTCTTACTCCATTTTTGTTTAAAATTAAACCATTCTTTATTTTGATTTGCAGTAAGATTTTTTTCTATTATTCCATCTAATTTGTCTTGTAATTGATTAATTTGATCAATGTCATTTTCTGAATAGATACCTTCTCCCTTAGCCCTTGATGCGTGCATGCCTCTTTTTATCAATCCTATATCACTACGAAATTTGTGTGCATTGTCAAAAGTAGGGTTTTCTAAAAAATTGTTTATTAATTCTTCTAAAACTTGCGTTTTTTTGCCTTGTGATTTAATTTTTCCTTCTGTAAAAAATTTTACATCATTTTTTTTAATTTTAAGTATTTTTTCTTTAGGAATTTTTTCTAAATGTTTTTTGGCGATATCAACTTCTTTATTATATTGATTTTCAATGTCATTTCTTATTTGCTGCGCATTTGATTCTGTTGTTTCTGTTTCCCCAATACCTTGTTTTTTTAAAAATTCTTCTTGTATTTTTTCAGGATTGGCAGCTTTAATCTCGCTATATTTTTGTTTACCTTTTGCATAAATATCTTTACCTTCAGCAAAAATATCTTTTATTTTATTTGCAGCTGTTTTAGCTAATTTAGTATTAAGAGCTTTTGATAAAGCCTTTCCACCAGTACGAAGTTCACCTGCTAGCGCTAGTGTTTTTGCTATAGGATTTTCGGTGTTTATCAAATCGATATTTGGCAGATGCGGCATATGTTGCCCAGTAACCGCCTCAAGTATACTTTCTCCAATATCAACCGGTGCTTTTACAAGTTCATATCCTCCTTGTACAACCCCTCTTGGATATGCAGTTGCAATATCACCAACTGTTTTAACGCCAGACCATATTTTACTTCCTAAAGAACTTGCTTCATTAAGATTTTGTTCGTTTTGCGCTATTTGTTGTTCATTAGAATCTTTTTTTTTACCTAAAACAAGCCTTCCTTGGGGTTCAAAAACTTTTTTCTGTATTTCTTTTGTAATTTCTGTAAATTCTTTTCTTGCTTCTTTGTAAGCCTCATTACTAATTAAAGATCTAGGTATATCAATATTACTTAAAGAATTTTCCATTAATACTTTTATAGCATGTACCGTAGGATTACCGCCTAATGCTGCAATTTTTTGCGGTAAATTTTCAACTTGTAACATTCGCGCAGCTAAAACTTTTCCTTTAGTTTTGGCACTTGCAAAAGGACTTAAAAATAACAATCTTCTTTTAATAGGGTTAATGTAATCTCCAAGATTTTTAGTTACATAATCATCAATAATTTCAGTTTCTTGGTGAGAAATTGCTCTTTGTTGCTTTTGTTCTAACTGTTTGTTGGTCAATGGATAAATAGGTGTAACTTCATTTAACGAGTTATAACCCTGTTCTTTTACGATGTCTTCTAATTTCATTCCTGAATTAATTTTTTTTATAGTTTGATCTGGTGTTAATCCCACACCTTGACCATAGGCGGCCATTTGATTTTTTTGTTCTTTTGTTAAAGAATTCCAAATAGAATTTTTTTGTGAACTTTGTAATTTAGTTAAATATGCTGTAGCCGCTCTATATTTATCGGAATTTTCGCCATAAACTTGTTTTGCTATATCAGCCTCTAATTGCGCTTTTCCTACAGTAGTCTGAGGTGTTCCTGCAATTAGCCTTAATGATCTTTCTCGTAAAGCATTAACTAAATTATTATTAGATGGAGTCATGCCAGTTGGTTGTGGTTGCGTTATATTTTCTGGCGTTTGTCTGGGTTCTCTATATTGGCCTGATGTTGATACCGGACTATTATCACCAACGTCAAGCTCCATATCATAGTTTGGAGAAGGCTGTTGACCTCCAAAAAAATTTGCGTATTTAGGATCGCTCATCATAGCTAAAGTTTGAGCTATTTGACCTGCCTCGCCTGTAGCATTCATGTATGGATGATCTAATAAATATTGTCTTTTTGCATTTTCTTGTCTTAATTTTTCAGGTAAATATTTATTTGTAATATTTAAACCTTGAGTCTCAGCACCTAAATGACTAGCTTGAGCACCACGAAGTCCAATTTCAGATTGTATATTAGGCCCATACCATTTGTTATAAAGCTGAGCTTTCTTAAGCTCTTCTGCAAGAGTAGGTTTAGTATATGAGGCTTTAACTGCGTTTTGATAGTCACGCATCATATTTTGAATAATGTTACCAAAAGGTGAGCCTTCTTCTGGAGTTAAAGCTCTATATGGGTGTCCTGAGAATGGCATAATGTATCCTTATAAAAACTTAAGTCCTGCTAATCCACCCAAACCGCTTATAAAATTAGAAAATCCGCTACGTTTAGCAGCTTGATTCTGATAAGCAGCTTGAGCCTGTTGTTCTAACATTTGAGCAATATTGTTAGCCATATCACGTGATGCACCAAATCCCATGTTGGCAATTCCTTGTTGGCCTTGCAGCCCTTGGCCATACAATCCCATTACTTGATTCATATAGTTATTATAATCTTGAGCTGAAATATCAGAAGCTAATTGCATGTTTTGTTGCTCATGTTGAGGAGAGCCTGCCATGCCTCCAGCCGCTGCCGCATGTCCTGCACCTGCTAATGCCTGTCTTAATTGATTTTGAAAACCTGGGGATTCTTTATAATTAGCACCAAACTTTGCAAGCATGCCACTTGGATCATTTATAAGGCCTGAGTACTGGCCACCTAATTGCCCCATAGCGCCCATGCCTTGATTTATATATGGATTTAAATATTGCCCTGTACGCCCTTCCATCTGACCATAATATTTATTAGCCATTGATGCTGGGTCTTTCATAAAAAAAGAACCTAAAAGCCCACCTATTCCGCCGCCAAGTCCTGCTCCAAAACCATAGTTTTGAAAGTTTTGTAGATATTTACTAGTATCGAAATCCATTTCGAAATCCTTAAGTTAATGTAAATGTATACCACTCTGCACTTTGAATCGTTGGCGGTGTGGTCGGATTATATTTAATTATAAACTGTTTTGGGACTCGATTTGTAGAGTCAAAAACAGTTTTGCCTGAAATATCAGGAATATTTATTTGTTTTGTGTTTGTAGGGTCGTTTTGTGGCAAAGGCTTTCCTATGTAAGGCTGGTAAATATTCCTAATAGTTGTAATCTCATTTTGTGTTAATGCTGGAAATAATATTCCTTCGTTACTAAAATTTTCTTGTAATGCTTGAAAAAGAGACCCTAACCCTAAATCAAATAAAGGATTTATATTACCCTGAGAATCAACTATTTGTTGTTCTCTAGGATAATCCGGGAATATACTTTGGGGTTTTTTTGTTTGTTGTGTCATGTTCTCACCGATACTACGCCATTAGTAACCACTATCCGACCCTGACTCCAAAACTTAACTTGTATTACTAAATCATTTACAAGACCTAATTGCCACCATTGTAATTTATTTTTACGTTTTCCTATGCCCGGCAAAACGTTCGGCATATCGCTACCAAAAGTAGCTCCGCCATCAGTTGATATTGATAAATCAACCCTTGGGGTTGTATAAATATATTTATTTTGTTGAGCTATCAAATAACTATAATTTGGATTTGGTAATTGTTGTTGCATTACTAATTTTTTTGTTTTTGCTTGATTAACAAGAATACTTCCATTTTGCAAAAGAATATCAATATTGGTTCCAGTTCCATTAGTAATAAATGTTTGTTGAAATACAATTTTTTTATTATCTTGTGTAATTATTCCATTACCATCTTGGGTAATCATACTTACATATTGATTTTGGGTAATAATCAATTTACCATCTTGGGTTATTAGTCTTATTGGACCTGTAGACTGTTTTTCATAATCAGTTTCTCCAGATTCAATTGTAAATCCAACATCATTCGCTACAAAATAATCTTGTGTAGCTAATCTAATATTTTTACAAGTTCTCATTCTTGGGATAATGTGGTCTTGAACAATACCAATTGAATTATTATCTTGATAAATAGTAAATACAGTATCAAATATATACATATTTCCTGTATTTTTTGACACAAAATAATATTGATTTTTAAAAAAGGCAACCTCTGCGGCAATAAAATAATTTAAATTTTGATCTGCTGCATGATAAATCTTATGTGTGCCATCAGGTAAAAAGTCTACAAATAACGATAAGTTATCTTTATAAAAATTTATATGATAAAACAAATGCCCGTCTTGCCTAAACAAAAATCCTTGTGAGTCCTCTGGAAATTGTAATTGACCAAATAAGTAATCAATACCATCTGTCGTAATCTTTTGAGGCATGCCACCTGTCGAATACATTAATATAGGACCTGATTTTTCATTTGACGCAAGCCACACAACAATCTCATCCATATAAGCTACTGATGCTGGAGATTTACATCCATAATCAATATTAAATTGATTAGTGCGTTGATATGGAAACAGTTGTGCTCCTGTATTAAACCAAGCCTCACTTACAGTTTGCCCCATGACAAAAATCATATTACCTTTAGATGGAAATCTAACTACTGCTTGTATTTGATCAGGTTTTGTTTGCAATAATCCTATAGACTGCGCATCATCTGCCCAGTTTAATCCATCATTTTCTCCTGATAAACGCCACGTATTTGTTGCAGGAGGAGAGTAAAAAGAATCTTGACGCGCTGCACAAATAAAATAAGTATCATGAAATGTAATAAATCCAGGCGTAAATTTAATTGTATTTACAACTTGAAACCTAGAAGGTAAAGTAGGATCGTACAAATACAGTTGTTCATTATCTGATATTAAAATTTGAGGCTTATTGTTTTCAGCTATATATACAACACCAGAATTACTTTGTAATTGACCAATTAAAATAACTTGTGAGGTTGTTACAGTTAAAGTTTGTTGATCAAATACAATATCTATTAAAAAAACATTTTCATCAATAACAGTAATAATTTTATTTAATTTAGAAGACGTAAAAATACCACGCCCAGTTGCTCCATTTCTTAATCTTGCAGAACTTAATGCAATTTTATATCCTGCGTAAGGAACTAAAAAATCATCGCTTTGAAACATATTATATGTTTTTTCAATAGAAATTTTAGGATATCTTCCAAAAGTAGAGCTGCCAACAATATTTAAATCGACTGACGTATAATTTTGTCCGCGTTTTACAGGCATAAAACCATCCTTGGTTTTGTAATGATAATATTATAACACTATTGATTTCTTTTGCCGAAGAGATAGCCAATTATTAAGGTGATTATCGGTTGAACCATGTCTTGTAATTTTTCAAATATATCATCCTTAGGGTCGATCATTTCCGACCCTATTCCAACCAATGATATAATAAAACAAAATATTAAAATTGTTTTAGCAACTTTAAGCAATGGATCTTTATCATTCATCTTGAATCTATCAATTTAGCTTGTTCTATATAATATTGTAATAAATCTTTACTATATGTACTAGCTAAACATTCTAATTCATGTGAAAAATCATTATCGTACCAATTTATTTGATAAACGATTCCATCCTCATTATTTCCATAATTCCAATGAGTGGTAATTTTATTATTAATACTTTTTAAAACCTCACTTTCAGGAATACTAATTGAAAGATGACTGGTTTTTATATCTATTTGTTCATACATGCAGTAACTTTTATTATCTAATTCTAGTGCAACAACAACTCCAGACCAATGCCCATTAAAAGAGTTAGATGGCGCATACGCTAAAGTTTTGATTGAATTTGGTAAAGTAATGAAATTCCATGATAGCTTTAAGTTTTTATAATCTTTATGCCATTTAGTGCTTTGATACGAGTCATCATTTGATGACAAATCATTGTCTACATTTTTTTTTAAGTTTATTAAATCATAAATTGTAGGATTATCCGAAGTTGCATATCCATTTTGCGCCATTTCTAAAACGCCTTTATTATGTGTTTTTAATAAATCTTTAGGCAAATTTAATTGATTATTTTTTATTATATGTACTCCATCTCCCAAATATACTATATTTTGACTTTTTAAATAATCTTGCATTTTTTCTTTTAATGATGCCTCTTTTTCTAACAAAGTAGCGGCATGTGTAACCATACTAATTGCGCATAAAATTAATATTTTTTTCATTTTAATCCCACCATCCATCGTAAATTGAACAATCATCAACATAAGTTATTTGAGAAGTATATGATGACCCATTAGGTAAATATAATATATGATACGCGTATACATTCCACTTGCCATTAATTATTTTAGGAGCCTCTCCCCAGTGCACCGCAGCATTACGCCATGTGTATTTTGGGAAAGTATCTATTAAACATTTTTGTTGACCATCATAATTATGATAAGAGATTATTCTTGACCAAAAAGCGTGCCCTGCCCACCATGTAATAGACTCGTTATTAACACAATTAGCTCTACTATGATGAGTTAATTTATAAAGACCGCTGTGAGAGTTTATCGCAGTAAGTATCATCCCTAATGCAATTCCCTTTTTAATTTTTTCCATATTTGCCTCCATGTTTCGGGGCAAATGATAAAATATTAAATTACTAAATACAATTAATTATATGGTCGCCAACTATGCAGGCCTGTAGCCCCGACCAATGTTTACGTCCCCGTAATTTAAACCACTTTGTCTATCACTTGCCAATATTGTAGCTTTTTTCATCGATAAATCAGGAGGAGACATGTACATAAGTTTTCTGGCATAAGATATTAAAATGCGTTCTGATTCTGGGTTAAACTCAACTCCATACTCACTACACATCATTTTGGCTAATCCGTAGCGAAGATATTCGATATATGATGTATCATAACCTTGGTTTGAACCCTGAATAAATGTATAAGGTACATCACGAGAAATATCAGTTAAATCTGTATCAAGTTTTACATCAGTTAAAAAAAGATTAACCATAAGCTTTAACTTATAGGCTTCAGCTGGTTTAAAATATAAAGATAAAGTACCGCCTCCTAGTTCACGGTTATAGTTCCATGAAAAAGGTAGTGAGCTTACATTGTCTACCCGAGGAGAACCGAAGTAATTAGTTCTTGTGGTAGAGTTCATTGGATAACGCACAGTGCCGATATTAAAGGTTGCACTTTCTATTTGCGATACATAAGGTAAATAATAATATTCTTCATTAGGTATTAAATCTAATTCAATATAATTCCAGTAAGGAACTAGATCAACTTCAATTTGTTTAAAGTCTAAAAAAGAGTTTAACAAGTCTAAGCCGTCAGTAATTTGGTCTCCAGTAGGTGTTTGTAAATTTCTAGCAACTATGCCAGATAAATACCAGGCGCGGGTTATTAATTGTTGAGCGGTATAAGCCATAGGAACCTCTTTTAAAAGGGGTACAACTTGTACCCCAATTATTTACACAAAATTATACATAAAATGTATAGTTAACTAAAGAAATAGTAACTGTACCTGCTGATACTCTATAACTTATTCTAGCTGCTCCTGTTGCTACTTGAGCTAAGGCAAAATTCATGCTTGTAGTATTAGCAGTAGCACCTGCAACTGGTGCAATTACTGTTACTGCATCACCAGTTTGAGCGGCACCTTTGATATTTAAAACATCAGCGGCAGCTGCTGCAACAAAGCGTGAATATAAACAAACAGAAGTATTATTAATTGCTGGAACAAAAGCACTTAAAGATACTGCTGCATAAGTAGTTGAAGCACCTGCTGTAACAATTGCAACTGGCGTATCAAAAGTAAATATACGGCTATTGCCACTACCACTAATGTACATAGGCCTAAAATTAGAAGAGCCATCAGTTGCAGCATAGCCTACTAATCTCCATGAATCATAACCAAATGGCATTGTTGGAACTGTGTTAGATGCAAGTGATAACATACCTACAGTTGATTTGTAATAACGACTGTCACCTATTACATAAACAGCATAAACAGAGTTTGCAGCAATAGTACCTGTATCTAAACCACCAGCACCAGAAACTGCTGAATCTACTAATAATGGGGCAGAAATAGTAACGTTTTGAACGTTAGGGTTATCAACACCTACACATAGATCCAT